GTCATTGAGGCGATTCAGCCAATTTAACCCCCCGCTCTTTCTTCCACGTCCTGATAATATAATCTGCCTCTGGCCCAGCCTCGTGCTCTACGTCAAGCACATGCCTGAACAAGCGCATAGCCTTGGGCGAATCCATTTGGTGCATCATCCTGAACGCAGCCATATCCAGCGTCTCAAAGTATTTATCCATCAGATTTTGTTCCATGTGAAACATTAGACTTGCGCCTCGGCGCTGGCTTTTTCACCGCCAAGGCGTCTCTGATCTCAGTGAGCAGCCGCTCGATGTTGGATAGGTAGTCGATCAAAACCTCGGCGTCATCGCCCTCAACCTCGACGGTTATCTTCTTCATAGCGCTTCCACCACTTGGCTTAGGTTGCCCTCGATGAAGGCGTTGAAGCAATCGACTACCTTGGACTCAAGGCCCAACTCTTTGGACAGCTTGATGATGGCGTCCCGCTCTTCCTGACCCTTTGTCCAAGCGCGGTGATCGTCCGAGTAGTTGTACGTCCAGTCGTGGTTGAGCAGCATCTGCCTGAGACGCTCTATCTGGCTATCTACTATGGTGTTCATTTTCTGTCTCCTTAAAGCTGAGGCCGTGCCTTTGCATCCAAGCTTCTATTTCTTTGAAAGTCTTGATACCGATCTCTGGCATTTTTATGACATCTTTAGCGGTTAAAGTCTCTAGCTGAAACACCCAACCAAGACCATCCCTAGCGAAGCTGTTACGCGCTCGCGTAGACAGCTCCTTAACTGCTGGGTGCCGATTCTTTGGGTCTACATCACGCCATTGAAGTCTGGACGTAAGAAGGCTTAGGCGATCACTAGAGCTTTCTAGGTCGCTCTCTAAGCCCTCGATCTTTTGGCAAAGCTCAGAGCTATTCATCTACGCGGCCTCCGACTGGTTGATGTAAGGGTTCACTAACGTGCGCCGTAGCTCACGGTAGATTGTTTTGAACGCATCGCCGTGTGGCTTGCGATAGGTGTTCTTGAGGTATCGAGTCCAAGCCCCGTACCGAGATTGAATGTGGTGCGCGACCTCGTGGGCGACTAAGCACTTGAGCAGCAGCTCACGGTCATCGCAGTCCTTAATCGAGCCGATCACTGGGTCATCAGCAAACGAGCGGTACTCAGTAAACGAGATAAAGCTCTGACGATAACGCTGCATATCGATGCAGATATGAGTAGCGGAGCCGTAGCTGCTCTGGCAGCGATACTTAGTCCGTACCTGAAGCCGCTTGAGAGCTTCTGTGTAAACGATAGGCTTACCTTGACACTCGATCTCGTACTGCTTCTTGCAGATTTCCCGCAGGCACTGCTTGGCAAACTTAACGACGAGCTTGTGCTCGTAAGGTTTCACATTGTCACCGCGCTTTGAACGTATGGTCATTACAGCTCCCTCACGAAACGCATTTCTGCTTTGCTCAGCTTCTTTCTGCCAAGGGCAGGGAAGCGAACAAACGTGTAGGTCGGCGTCTGCTTATAGATCCAACCGTTGTAGACGCCGTTGTCGCCGCGATAGGCGATAGGGGTAAACCCTCGGTTCCGCACCTTGCGGCTCGTTGGGTTTTTGATTATCGATTTGTCAGTCATCACATCTCCAATGTTTTGTTGTTGACACCCTGTATTATACAGATCCCGTGTTTATGTGCAACACCTTATACAAACAAATAAACGCTTGCACATCGACACGCATACCCGTATTATGCAATCTCACTTAACGGAGAAACGTGAAAATGGAAATGACCCCTGAAAATCAAATGTTCGTAAAGCTTCTAACAAGCTTCTCTCGCAAGCACGACTTAGGGCCGATTGCCTCTATGTTATTGCCCGGCCTGTTCCGCAAGGCTGCTGTCGAAACCGACATCGAGCTTCTTGAGCTTACGAGACGGTCTTTGAAGATTGCTGAGCTTGGCGACTATCTGGCTGGACGCGCTCGCGTCTTGGCCGAGACTGACAAGGCCAAAGAGCTTTGGGAAGAACACTTGCAGGAGGGCGTCGCGTGAGCGCCCAAGCAAAGAAGGTTTTCTACAACCGAGTGCGCCGCACTTGCCTCAAGCACAACATCGACATTGTGTACGATGGAATGCCCAAGGCAGTGTACGGCGTTGAGCTGGTTAAGGACGGTCAGGTGATGTTCGCTGATCGTACCAACGACAACATGCCGCTTGATATCAACTGGAAGCGGCTGCACGAAGAGATGGCCGACTATGGCTACAAGGGTGGAGTGAAATGAGCGGCAACCCATTACGGCAGATCAACAACATCTACGGCTACGTCCGCGTATCCACCGACGAGCAGGTCAAGTCTGGCATCTCGCTGGAGACTCAGATGCAGCAGATCCGCGAGTTTGTGAAGGAGAAGTACAACCGCGAGGTTGATCAGTTCTTCGCAGACGAGGGCGTCTCTGGCACCCACGCGGTGCTGGAGCGACCTGCAAGCCGCGATATGACTGACGTGATTGACCGCCACGATGTGGTGATCTGCACTCGGCTTGACCGACTGAGCCGCTCAAGCTCTGACCTTCTTGGCCTGATACCTGTGCTGCAAGACATCGGCATAACGCTGTATTTTTGTGAGCAGTTTGGTGAGATGCCGATCGTTTACCCTGACGCCGCTAAGTCTAAGGGCTTAGACTCGAAGTTCGATATGAACTCGATGGCGAATCAGATCATGCTGATGGTTTTATCGGCAGTTGCTGAGATCGAACACGCGACCATCAAGGATCGCTTTGCAGCAGGCAAGATCGACTGGGCCTCACGCGGGTACGCCATCGGCGGCTCTGCGCCCTATGGCTACCGCCATGTTGAGGAAAAGACTGGCAGCAAGACCCGAAAGTTTCTTGAAGAGGTGCCTGAAGAGCAGGACGTTCTCAAGACAATCTACAAGCTCAAGAAGCGCGGCTTGGGTGCTCGCAAGATTGCCAAGCAGGTCAATAGCCTGCACGATATACCGCCTATGACGCACAGCAAGGTGGATCGAATATTGAAACGCAAGTTTCAGGGTATCCCTAACGCTGCATAGGTTCTATCATACATTTTTGCTCGGAGCCTAGTATGACAGCAATTGAAGACATTCAAGAGGCCATCAGCACAATGGAGGCGTCGCTGGCGACGGACTTTATGACGGATGCTGTGCGCGACATCATGACCAACGCGGTTAATGTGCTGAAGGACGCCAAGTCACAACTCGAAGATGGCTAAGCAAGCCCAGCAGAAAGTTAAAAATGAAAAAGAACTTGCAGAATGGGTAAAGCAGCAACAAGACAAGAGCCACAACCAATAAGGCAGCTTCGTGGCGAACATTAACGGCTGGGGCCGTGGCGGTTGGGGTGAAGGTGCGTGGAGCACTCCCCTTCCCGTCGAACCCACAGGTCAGGCGATCACGTCTGGCATCGGCTCGCTGTCGGTTAGCGGTTTAGCCAACCTCACACTTACAGGTCAGGCGGTAACCTCCGCCCTCGGTACGCCAGTTATTGCAGCCGCTGCGACGGTTAGCGTTACTGGTCTTGCAATCACCTCGGCGCTCAGCACGGCTCTCGCGGTAACGGGTCAAGCGAATGTCACGCCAGCAACTCAGGTAATCACGTCTGCACTTGGCGCTCCTGCGATTGACGCCGAGGCCAATGTTTCGGTTACAGGCCAAGGTGTTACAAGCGCATTAGGCTCAGTTACCACTGACGCTGAGGCGAATGTTACGCCTACGGGTCAGGCAATCACCTCTGGCCTTGGCGCTCCAAGCATTGACGCCAAAGCCAACGTCACAGTTTCTGGTCAGGCGATAACCTCTGGTGTCGGCGCGATGACCACTGTTGCGGCGGCGTTCGTTCAGCTTACGGGTCAGGCAATCACGTCTGGTCTTGGCACTGTCACATTCGATGCTGAGGCCAATGTCACGCTCACTGGCCGCTCAATTACGTCTGGCTTGGGCCAGATTTCGGTCAAGGGTGAAAACAATATATCGGTCACGGGCTACCAGATTGATTCATCTGTGGGCGCAATGACCACGGTTGCAGCGTCGATTGTTCAGCCAGCAGGCGTTTCTATGGCGGCTGGCCTTGGAAACATTTTGATTTGGGGTGAGATAGATACAGATCAAACGCCGAGTTACGGCCAGATAGACACAAGCCAAACCCCAACCTACAATGACATCAGCACAACACAAACGCCTAGTTACGCAAATGTCAAGATCTAGGTTTTTTAGAGGATAGAACATGGCAACTTACGTCAATGATTTACGGCTCACAGAACTCGCCACCGGGGAAGGCTCAGGAACTTGGGGCACGACCACAAATACGTCGCTAGAGCTTCTTGGTGAGGCTATGGGCGTTGGCGCAGAAGCTATTGCCAATGCCAGCACTCATACCATCACAATGGCTGATGGCGCGACTGATCAGTTTAGAAGCACATTCTTGCGTCTAACTGGCGGTGGGCAAGCTTGCACAGTGACCCTAGCCCCCAACACCGTCTCGCATTTTTGGATTATGCGAAATGAAACCGCTGCTGCGTTGACGCTTACCCAAGGATCTGGGGCCAATGTCGTTATTGCCGCTGGTCAAACAAAATTGGTTTGTACAGATGGAGCGGGTTCTGGAGCTATCGTCTATGAAGTGGACGATCTTGAGCTTGCTGGCAATTTGATCGTTGGCGACAATCTTTCTTTGCTGTCTGATTCTTCCGTACTTACCTTTGGCGCAGACGGCGATACCACACTCACGCACACAGACGGCTCTGGCTTAACGCTGAACTCTACGAACAAGATCATGTTCAACGATGCGAGCCAGTTCATACAAGGCTCGTCTGCTACGGTCTTGTCGCTCGGTGCGACGGACGAGATTGATCTGACTGCCACGCTTATAGACATCAACGGTAACGCAGATGTATCAGGCACAGTCACCGCGACAGGCACTTCCGTTTTTGCCAGCCTAGACATCTCAGGCGACATAGACGTTGATGGCACCACTAACCTTGATGCTGTAGACGTAGACGGCGCTGTAAACTTTGCAGCAGACGTAAC